ACATCGGCGGCAGCCGGGTGCGCGCGACCGTGGCCAAGGGCGCGACCCCAACAGCGGCCGCCGCGGCGTTGGCCGCGGCGGTGAATGCCGCTGGCTTGGCGGTGACGGCGCTGGCGGCTGTCGGTGTGGTGACGCTGACCTGCAAGTGGTCCGGGCTGAGCGGTAACGACCTGGCGCTGCAACTCAATCGCCTGGGCCGTAACAACGGCGAAGCCACGCCGGCGGGCCTGACCGTGGTGCTGGCGCCGATGAGCGGCGGTGCGGGTTCTCCGGACGTGGCGGTGGCGTTGGCCAGTCTGGGCGACGAGCCGTTCGAGTTCATCTGTGCGCCGTGGGCCGATGGCACTTCGTTGGATGCCTGGAAAGCCTTTATGGACGACTCCAGCGGGCGTTGGAGTTGGGCCAAGCAACTCTATGGGCATGTCTACACCGCTAAGCGTGGCACCCTCGGTGAACTGGTGGCGTTGGGTGCGGCGCGTAACGACCAGCACGCCACGATTCATGGCTTTGAAACGAGCTGCCCCGATCCGGTGTGGAACGTGGCGGCGGCCTATGCGGCGCGCACTGCGGTGTTCATCTCGGCGGATCCTGCACGCCCGACCCAAACCGGCGAGCTGAGCGGACTCACCCCGGCCCCGGCCGGTGAGCGCTTTACCTTGACCGAACGTCAGTCGTTGTTGAACCGCGGCATCGCCACGGCTTACTTCGGCGGTGGGGCGCAGCGCATCGAGCGGGCGATCACCAGCTACCAGCTCAACGCCTATGACCAACCGGACGATTCCTACCTGGACAGCGAGACGCTGCACCAGTCGGCCTATGTCATCGGCTACCTGAAAGCGCGGGTAACGAGCAAGTACGGTCGGCACAAGCTGGCGAATGACGGTACGCGATTCGGAGCAGGCCAGGCCATCGTTACACCGAACGTGAGTCGTGCCGAGATGATCGCCGGCTACTACGCGCTGGAGCAGTTGGGCATCGTTGAGAACGCGGAAGCCTTCGCCGCCAATCTGATTGTCGAGCGCTCGACCACCAACCCGAATCGGCTCAACGTGCTGTACCCGCCGGACCTGGTCAATCAGCTGCGGATCTTCGCGTTGCAGTACCAGTTCCGTCTGCAGTACGCCGTCTGACTTCACCCCCGTTCATAGCCCGCCGCGTGCGGGCTTTTTTGTAGGAGAGAGGCCATGGGCCAGAAAGTTGCGGGCACCGTCTACATCAAGGCAGACGGCGTTCAGTTCACCGTCACCGGCGGCGTGGAAGTGCCGCTCAGTGACGTCAAACGCGAGTCGGTGGCGCCGGGCTTTTTCAAGGAAGAAGACCTGGTGGCGTATGTGAAGGCCACCGTGGTCGATTCGCCGGATCTGCCGATCAAGCAAATCATGGCGGCCACCGACCAGACGGTCACCGTCGAGTTCAAGAACGGCCGGGTCTACGTGTTGGCGGGCGCCTATGTGGTTGACGAGCCAAGCGCCAAGGGCGATGACGGCACCATCGATATCCAGTGGGATGGCAACAAAGGGGGGTTCCAATGAGCCAAGTCAAACCGTACAAACTGGCGGCGCCGATTCAGGCGCATGACGAGCAGGTTCTGGAACTGACCCTGCGCCGGCCCACGGTGGCCGAGGTCCGTGCGATCAAGGCGTTGCCGTACAAGATCGACAAAAACGAGGACGTTTCGCTAGACATGGAGGCGGCGGCCAAATACATCGCCATCTGTGCGGGGATTCCATCCCCTTCGGTGAACCAACTGGACCTGTCGGACTTGAACAACCTGGCGTGGGAAATTTCTGGTTTTTTCATGACTGCGGCATCGGCGAAGACGGAGACGTCGCAAACCTGATTGCCGTGGCGTATGACCTGGCCTTTTTTTGGAAGGTCGGACCCGAACGCATGATGGCGCTGCCGCTGGATACGTTCGCCGAATCGCTGGCGAACGCTCAGCGCATTAATCAAGTTCAGCAGGGGTAGTTATGGCCGATAAGTTTCAACTCAAGGCGCTTATCACTGGTGTCGATAAGCTGTCGCCTACCCTGGCTGGTATCCGCAAAAACGTCGCAGGCTTTCGCAAAGGGCTGGAGCGCACCGGGCTGGGCAAGATTGGCTTTAGTGACGTGGTCACCGGCGGGGCCTTAGCGGCTCCGTTTATTGCCGGCGCAGCGGCGGCGATTCAATACGAGTCGGCCATGGCCGATGTGAAGAAAGTGGTCAACTTTGACACCCCGGCGCAGTTCAAGCAGATGGGCGAGGACATCGGCAAAATGTCCGACCGGCTGCCGATGGCGGCCACTGACATTGCCAAGATCGTCGCCGCCGGTGGCCAGTCTGGCATTGCCAAGGGAGAGCTGCTGGGCTTCGCCGAGGCTGCGGTGAAGATGGGCATTGCCTTCGACCAGAGCGCCGACGAAAGCGGGAGCATGATGGCGACGTGGCGCACCGCATTCAAAATGACTCAAACCGACGTGGTCGGGTTGGCGGATAGGATCAACTACTTGGGCAATACCGGCCCAGCCAACACCAAGCAAATTTCCGCCATTGTCACGGAAGTAGGGTCGTTGGGTGAGGTGGCCGGTCTTTCGTCGGGGCAGATTGCCGCGTTGGGGGCGACCATGGCCGGCGTGGGTGTGAAGCAAGATGTGGCCGCCACCGGTATCAAGAACTTCATGCTGGCGATGACTAAGGGCTCGGCGGCGACCAAGAGCCAAGCGGTGGCTTACAAGGCGTTACGGCTGGACTCCAAAAACGTTGCTGTGGCGATGCAGAAAGATGCTCAGGGGACAATGCTGGATCTGCTAAAGCGCATTTCGCAGGTCGATAAAGCCAAGCGTCCAGCGTTGTTGACCAATTTATTCGGTAGCGAATCGATCGCGGCGATTACGCCACTGCTGACCAACTTGGAGTTGCTTGAGAGCAACTTGCAAAAAGTCGGCGATGCGTCGCAATACGCCGGCTCGATGGATAAGGAGTACGCCTCGCGAGCGGAAACCACGGCCAACAACTTGCAGCTGTTGCGCAACGCCGCTGCAAGTGTGGCTCGGGCAGTGGGCAATGCCCTGCTGCCGGGGATCAACGCGGTGGTGGATAGCCTGCGGCCGATGATTTCGCAAGCGGCGGAGTTGATCCAGGCCAATCCTCAGTTGGTCAAGGGCGTCGCGATGGCGGCTGGGGCGTTTACGGCGCTGCGCGTGGCGGTGTTCGCAGCGACCGTAGCAACCCGTGTTCTGGGTGTGGCCTTTGCGGCAACGCCCGTGGGCATCATTGCGGTCGCCATCGCCGCGGCGGCTGGTTTGATTGTCGCGAACTGGGAGACAGTCGGGCCGTTCTTCACCGCGTTGTGGGAGCTGATCAAAGCGTTGGCGACGCCGTTTATGGAGTTCATGAAAAGCGTTTTTGATTGGTCGCCAATCGGGATGTTGATCAAGCATTGGTCGCCAATTACCGCCTTTTTCAAAGGATTGTGGGAGGGCGTCAAACCGTACCTTGAGCCGATCATGAGTTTCTTCGGGCTGGAGGAGGGTGGCGCCGGGATCACCGCCAAGGTGGCGGGTTACGCCGAGGAACAACGCCAGCGCAATGCCGGCGCCGGTGGCGGTACCGGCGCGTTTCTGCAAGCCAATGCGGTGAGCCTGGCGAAAAATCAGCAGAGCCAACGCAACTTGACCCAGGCCGGACTCGATCCGGGCCAGCTGTTGCGTCCGCCGGTCATGCCGGCGCCGGGCGCGCTGCTGCAGCAAGGCGCGTTGAATAACCGGACGCAGTTGGAAGGCGGTCTGGTGATGCGTTTCGAGAATGCCCCGCCTGGCTTTCGGGTCGATCCGGGGACCAGCAATCAGCCGGGTCTGTCGATCACGCCGAAGGTGGGCTACCGGTCGCTGTCAGGGAGTAAGCCGTAATGAGTGAATGGCGCGAACGAAAACAAGGCGCGTCCTTTCGGGGGGTGCCATTCTGGCTGGATGCCGACAGCGTCAACGTCGGTCGCCGTACCCAGTTGCACGAATTCCCCCAACGCGATCAGCCCTTTGTCGAAGACCTGGGGCGGCGTACGCGCCAGTACAAATTCTCCGGGTTTGTGGTCGGGGATGACTGCCTGTCTCAACGTGATCGTCTGTTGACCGCGCTGGACACACCTGGTCCGGGTGAGTTGATCCATCCGTGGTTTGGGCGGATGACCGTCACGGCCGGGGATTGCGAAGTGTCCCATGCGCGCAACGCCATGGGGCAGGTCAGCTTTAGCTTGGTGTTCATCGATGGCATGTTGGCCTTTCCGGTACAGTCGGCGAACACCCGCCGTCAGCTGGCGGCTCAGGCGCCGAGCTTGTTTGAGTCGAGCAAAGGGCGCTTCAAAGCGGTGATGGCCAACGTCGATTTCGCTCGTCAGCGCATCTCGGCAGTGCGCTCGGCGTTGTCGGGGGCTATGGGCTTTGTGCTGAAATTCCTCAGCCCGGGCACCACCCTGGGCACTGACGTCGGCTCGCTGGTGTCTTCGCTGATGAATAGTCCGGGTGCGTTCGCCGACAGTCTGCTGTCCGGGATTACCGGTCTACAGCGAACCTTCGGCGGCTACGGCTCCAGCGGTTCGTTTAGCGACAGCAGAGCCAAGGCTGAGGCGGTGTCGTCATTGCAGGCCTCAGCGTCGGTGACCGATGATCCCGAGGTCGCCGCTATTCAGGTCGCGGTGATCGCCCTGGTGCAGGACGCGGCGCTGTTGGATGTCCTGCTGGACATGGCCGAGGTGCCGGTCGCGGTTAGCCAAGGAGTCAGCCAAGGGGGCAGTGCACCGGCGACCGTGGACGTGCAGCTGGCGCAGCAAGGGGCGACGGTCGAGTCGGGTACGGAGGTCGAGACAACGGTGCCGGTGGCCGATGACGTGTTGGTCGTGCGTGATGCGATCAGCGAGGCGTTGTGGTCGGTTGCGGGGGAAAGCCCGCCGGAGCACTTCGGTGTGCTGAGCGAGGTCCGTGTAGCCATGGACCGGCACTTGACCGAAGTGGCGCGCAGCGGCGTCGGGTTGCGCCTCTATGCCCCAGCCGAAACGGTCTCTTCCTTGGTCCTGGCTCATGCGTTGTATGGCGATGCGCTACGCAGTGGCGAAATCGTTGCGCGTAACCGTGTGCGTCACCCGGGCTTTGTGCCCGCCACTGATCTTCAAGTCGCGAAAGCCTAACCATGGACGAGCTCAACAAAGTCACCCTGAGCGTGGGTGGGCACGACTACGCCGGTTGGAAAAGCGTCAGCATCGGCGCCGGCCTGGAGCGCCAGGCCCGGGACTTCAACCTTGGTGTTACTTGGCGCTGGCCGGGCAGCAGCGAGGTGCCGGTGCGAATTCGCCAGGGCGAAGCGATCGAGCTGCGCATTGGGCCGGATCTGCTGTTGACCGGTTATGTATTCAGCACGCCGATTCGTTACGACAGCGAGTCGGTCACACTGAGCATTGCCGGGCGCTCGCGCACTGCGGACCTGGTGGACTGCGCGGCGGTCAATCAGCCCGGGCAATGGCGCGGGCAAAGCGTGCAAACCATCATCGCGGCGATAGCCGGTGAATACGGCATCAAGGTGGTCAACGATGCGGCGGTGACCTTGGGCCTGGAGGACCATACGCTGGAGCCGGGCGAGACGGCGTTTGAAAGTATCGACCGGCTGTTGACCCTGTCGCGCCTGTTCAGCACCGATGACGGCCAAGGCCGTTTGGTGATTGCTCGCGCCGGCAGTGCCGGTCGCGCGGTCGACACCCTGGCGCTGGGCAAAAATCTGTTATCCGGCGACACCGTGCTGGACTTCTCCGGCGTGTTTTCCGAATACGTCAGCAAGGGTCAGCGCAGCGGTACCGACGTCAGTTTTGGTGCTGCGGCCAGCGAAGTCGAGGCGCGCTTGGGCGATGAACGCGTTGGCCGCCGGCGGGTGAAGGTCATCCAGCAGTCTGGACAACTGAGTCCTGCGATTGCCCGGGAGCGGGTCGAATGGGAGCGGGCCCACGCGGTCGGTAAGGCGTTGACGATCAACTATGTGATTCAGGGCTGGCGGCAAAGTAACGGAGCGCTGTGGCGCCACAACATGTTGGTGCGGGTGGTCGATCCCTTGATTGGCCTGGACCGCGACATGCTGATCAGTGAAATCAGTTACGAGCTGGGTGATCAGGGCACAACGGCGAAAATCAGCGTGGCTCCGCCGGAAACCTTCCTACCAGAACCGAACGATGCCTATGAAAAACGCAAGCTCAAGAAAGGCAAGAAGAGCGACAACTTCGAATACCTCATTCCAGCGGATTACAAACCATGAAAAGCAGCATCGCGAACATTCTGGCGCGCGGCGTGGTGGCCCTGGGCAACTCGGCCAGCAAGTTGCAAAGCTTG